CGTTCTGGAACAAATGGATTTAATACAACACGTAGCACTTCACTACCACACACCCAAGCATTAATTTGAACAGATCCTATTTCATCTGCTCCATAAGGAATATTAACATTATATTCTCTTGCTGTTTTAGCATCTAATGTTCCCCAGTATTCTAATACTTCATAACGATTTTCATTATAGGTAGGATCATTTTCAGAATATATTGTGTGTTCAAAATAGCGTTCTTCATACGCAGAAGGTCTTTGTAGTATTCTATTGATTGCTGCAATATCGAATAGTGGTAAATCTTTTAATGCACGAAACTGATCTCTATTCAATCGGTGACGTTCAATAACATATTCACAATCATCTATATCTACAGCACTAGGATCAGGATAAAAATTCCAGCAAGATACATGAGAGATACGTGGAACCATTTTTTCATATGGTGCATATACACGTTCTCCATCTAGGTTCTCCCACTTATGTACTTTTTTGAAAAAGTTAAATGGACCTTTAGTTACACCAGTACCTAACAAGGCTTGTTCAAATAATGATCTACGAATTTCTTTTATTGCTGAAGTGTCAAGCAGTTGATCGTGAACAATCTTGTTAAGTCTTCTGGCTGCAATTTGTGCTGGTTTTAAATCTGGCTCACCAAATTTACTGAACCCTTTCTTTAAAGGAGCACCTTCTAATTCTTTTGCTAAACCACCTAGTTGTGGTTCACCTGCTTCTGTTGCTCCTGGTTCAAGTGTTCTTCCATCCCCCTCATAACCATAAGGATCGAGATCTTGACCACCTCCCATCTGTTTTGAAACAGCGTCAAGATGGACAGCTTCTTCTATTCCATCAGGATCAGGTGTAGGTTCAATGACTAACGGAAATTCTCCCCTACCAAATAAAATATCAGAGATTTGTCCATAAGCTGCAAGGACTTTTACCTTTGTTATTTTAACAGTAACTTTAGATCTTTCTGATTCTCTATAGGTTTCCGATTCTGAAGACAGACCTCTATAGTTCTCATAGGATTTCAACCAGCGTTCTTCATCTGATCGCCTTCCTTCTTCAGCAGAAACAAATTTTTGACGGATGTAACCTGATAATCCTGGTAATGCAGAACCAGGAACTACAGCAGGAACATCTTCTAAATCATCAGAATCTATAAAAGACATACGATACTAACCGTATATTCTATCGTCATCTGCAAGGGCATCAAAATTCGGTGACATATGTTTGCTACCTGGTTCTGTTGGAGCAACTAAAGTATTAGTAAAGTTTGCTTCATTGCCAGTTCCAGGAGCTATTTCTAATTTTTCTCTTGGTGCTGGTCCATCAGGTGTTTCATTCATTGCACCCTGTTTAATACTTGAAGTATCAAATGGTTTTTGACCGTACATGGTAATCTCCTTAATATCCAAAAATAGGGTTGATCGGTTCTGGTTGCTTCTGTTGTGTTGTCCATCCATTGTATAAACGACTTGGACTTTCAACTTGCCTAGTCATACACATATAACGTAGTGCATCATAAGCATGGTCAGAAGCTTTGGTATCGACATCCTCACTATTCGTTTTGCTCAAAGGCAGGGATGTCATCTCTCTAATTAAATTGGTACACGAACTAAATATACGTAACTTTGATCCAGCTTCAGGATCGACTCGTAATCGTTTATGTATCTCTAGTTTTCCTCGTATTCTGTTTTTATCTGCTGGAATAAATCGACAACCACTTTTGTTAATTAGTTCTGCTATCGTCATTCCACTTCCTGTTCTATTCCAACAGGCTCCATCAAGTACAGAGATTATTGGAGCAGGGTCTTCTGCTTCTAGTTCTTTTATTCGTCTTCCTAGCTCATCACCGTTCTGTCGTTTGATGTAAAGCTCTCTATAGATCCAAAGATTATCGTCTTGGTCTAATGCTCCCCAAAGGACACAGGATGGACTTGTGAACCCATAATCTGCTGCCCTGACTCTGTACCATCCTCTCGGTAACTCAAATGGATCTGTAACATGATGTAAACGATTAAACTCACTAAAGGCTGCACCTTCCGCAATATCCCAGTCGCCATCTAGTAATCGTTTCCTTTCAACTTCAGGTAGTGATAAAAGCATCATCTCATATTCACCACTATGCAGTAAATACGGATTGTCTGTTAATTTAGCAGGAATAAACTTTCGTGTAAATAACGGTTCATTCGGTTTCGTTGTGTGACTACTAGGATAACGTAAAACTTTTGTTGTACTAATATCTGTAGCCCAAAATGGTTTGTTCTGTGGTGCAGGATCTATGTAGGTTTTCTTTACCCAATCATGTCCAGGACCACCAGGGTTCGCTGTTGCTCTCATATATGTTTTTATCTTAGGATTTGTTGTACGTAATCGAGAACGTAAGTAATCCCAAACATAAGGACTAGGGTAATGGGTTATCTCATCAACACCAATCCATGTAAAAGACTGACCTTGATACCTGCTAACGTCTGTATCTCTATCCAGATACGAAAAAAGAGCAGTTGCTCCAGAAGGAAAGTGCCATGTACTTTTCGCTTCTTTAAATACTGCTCCTTTAAATGCTATGGGATAAAATTGTTTGCTTTTTTCTATTAGTTCTGTTAGTTCAGCTAATGTACGTCTTAGTAGTAATGCTCTATGATCGGCTATGTGGGCAAATCGTAAGAGATCTGCTAGTAGTGCGTAGGATTTTCCTCCACCTGCTGCACCTCCGTACAAGACATCACTCTCTGGTGACGCTAAAAATTCTGTTTGTGGTCCAGGATTAGGCTTAAATGCTACTTCGTTCTGTTCTATCTGTTCTTTTAACTGCTTGGGTGCAATTTGTACTAGATCTTCTGTTAATACTTGTTTCTTCTTAACAGCAGACTGTAATTGTCCTAGCTTTGCGACTTTCTTTCTAGCAGTTGAAAGTTTATTGCGTAATTCTTGTGGACCTAATGGTTTTCTTCTACGATTGTAAGAGTGTTTCGGAGCATTGGGATCTTTCTTAGGTCTACCACGCTTCCGTTTAACTGGTTCTTCCGTCTGGGTCATAGATATGTTCTTCCTCATGTTGTGTTTTTTGTGGTAATATCACAACTGCGTGAAGGTTTTTCGACTCCACAGACATCTCTTGCTTCTTTGTTACTCCTGCTCTGTCTAATATATCTTGAGCAGCTTTGAAACGTAACTCTGTTCTACCTAATGGCTCTCCTTCATCATGGATAGCTGTCATAGAATCAACAATTTGTTTCACAGCCTTTGGTGATGTGGCTGCAAACTCTAGTTTCGCCCTTTCAACAATCTCATCTCGCATGGATGTAATAAGCCATTCATAAGAATTTTCACTATATCCTGCTTTGAGTGTCGATTGCTTACCATTTCCAAAAGTTTCTGGACAATCAACATTAAAATAATGCTTGATAAACAACTCCTGCTTATCTGTTAGTTTCTTTTTCTTTGTTAAGGATTGCATTTTAATTATATATACCTATATTATACCACATTTTTAATAATTTGTCAAGTCTGTTAAAACAAGACAAGACAAAGTATTATTAATAATTATAAAAATGTTGAGAAAATGTTTAAAAGATTCTTTTAAAAGACAATTAAAAGAGGATTATAAGGATGATTATTATAATGATGATTATAATTATTTATTTTAAAGCCGTTTTATCTTCTTGCTAACCTTTATATAAATATTATAACATATTTTTTAACACTTGTCAACCCCAAAAGTTTAAAAATTAGAAAAATTTTCTTGAGATTACTATATATATATATACCACCCCCCCTGTCCCATATGTCCCCCCATGTTCAGAATATTTTTTAATTTTTTTTTGTTCTTGGTTTGTTCTGCTTGTGACATTTTTGCAACAGTGTTGCGAATTTGCCACGTCAAGTCTTTTCTCAACATTACTGCAATATTTTTTCAAATGGTTGCAATAATATTGCGAATGATTATCAATATATTATGAATATGTTGCAATAATATCACGTAATAAATATTTCAAAATGTTACAAAAGAATTTACTTGACATTTTGGGGCGTGTCTTTTCAGCAACACTTTTAAACATTGTTGCAATATTACAACACTTTAGCAATATTTTTGCTATATATTATAAAGTATAAATATTTTTTCAATTATTCTTAATTTTTTTCTTGACATTGCAGAATATCTATATATAATAGCTATTATTGATTAATACTAAGGGAT